GAGGCAGAATTAGAACACGCTAAAAAGATTTGGTCGGATGCTACTGATGAAGGCGATAAAGAAGCCATCATTAATGCACAGGAAAAGATGTTGGAAGCTAAACTGCAATTGACGCAAGCCGATGCAGCTATAAAGAGACAACCACCACTTCCGAAAAGACCGATTTCCCCTCCTATGGGTGCACCAAAAGGAACTCCTTCGCCACAGCAAATAGCAGAGGCAAAGCCACCACCACTTGATCCGTTGGCTAAAGAATGGCTTGATGAGAACGAATGGTTTAATTCCAATAGAAAGCTTACAGGCTATGCAATGGGGTTACATCAAGATTTAATTAACGAGGGTATTAATCCTCAAACTAGGGAATATTACGATAAAGTAGATACGGAAATGCGTACAGCTTTCCCTAACGATTTTTCCGTTTCCGAGTTGGATGAAGGGCAAACTGCTCCAACACGGAACGCAGCTACGATGGTAGCTCCAGCCACTAGAAATAATGGCGGAAAACCACGCAAAGTGCAGTTAACGCCCACTCAAGTCTCTCTCGCTAAGAAGCTTGGGCTAACAGCAGAACAATATGCTAAACAAATAGTAAAGGAGATGATTTAATGTCCGATGAGCGTAATCGAGAAATCGAAGGTCGAGAGACCCATGAAGCTTCACGAGAAGCAGAGAACAGAGAAGCTGAGAAGAGAGATGAACCTTGGGTTCCGCAGAGTATTCTGCCTGACCCAGAGCCACAAGATGGATTTGTATTTAGATGGATTGCCACTTCCGTAAATGGCACTGTCTTAAATACGAATGTTTCAGCCCGTTTCAGAGAAGGTTGGGTAGCTGTAAAAATGGAAGATCATCCAGAGATAGCGGAAAACATTGTCCCTGATTATCATTCCCATTTTAAAGGCAACATTGAAATCGGAGGATTGCTTTTATGCAAAGCCGATGCCAAAACCATGAAGAAAAGGGATGAGTACTACCAAGAAATGGCAAAAGCTCAAATCGATGCAACTGATCAAAATTACTTCCGTGAACAAGATTCTAGAATGCCCATGTCATCTGACAAGGACACTAGGGTCAAATTTGGGAGTGATTCTTAGAGCAGAAAATAGAATCGCATTTTATGTAAATTAGTATTATAGGAGAATAAGCAGATGGCTACATCAGCAACACCCTATGGTGCAAGACCAATTGGTACTTTAAGTGCAAGCGGTTCCTATTCGGGAAAAGTTCAGCACATAAAGATTGCAAGTGCATACGCAGTAAATATCTTCTATGGAGATTTTGTAAAGTTAGTAGCGGCAGGGACTATTGAAAAAGACGCTGGAACTACTACTTTCACTCCCGTAGGAGTATTTGTTGGGTGTTCTTACACCGATCCAAACACTAGTCAGAAGACATTCACACAACTGTGGACAGCTTCTGTTATAGCTTCCGATGCGGTAGGTTATGTAATAACCGACCCTGCATTGGTAATTCAGATGCAAAGTGATGGGTCAGGTGCTCAGACTACATTAGGTAATAATGTAGCTCTGGCGAACACCTCAGGCTCTACAACAATTGGCACCAGCAAAAACGCAGTAGACATTTCTACGGCTGCAGCTACCACAGCGACTCTACCATTACGAATCATTGATTTCGTTAATGGACCAGATTCGTCTGTTGGAGACAGCTATACGGATGTTATTGTTAAATATAACGCTGGGCACCAGTACGATAATACAACAGGTATATAGGAGTAATTCACTATGGCTATTTCAAGAGCACAATTGCTGAAAGAACTCCTCCCTGGACTTAATGCTCTCTTTGGACTCGAATACGCTAAGTATGAAAACGAAGATGCAGAGTTGTATGAATCGGAATCTTCTGATCGTTCTTTCGAGGAAGAAACTAAACTTTCAGGCTTTGGAGCAGCTCCAGTAAAGGCTGAAGGCGGAGCGATGTCCTACGATAACGCACAGGAGGCGTTCACAGCACGCTATAACCACGAAACAATTGCAATGGGATTTGCGATCACAGAGGAGGCAATGGAGGATAACCTTTATGACTCTCTCTCTGCTCGCTATACCAAAGCATTAGCTCGTGCTATGGCGTACACCAAACAACAGAAGGCTGTTGTTCCATTTAACAATGGATTTACCAACTCATACCAATCAGGTGATGGCGTGAACTTGTTCACAGCATCAGGTGATGGTGTAACTGGCGGTGATGGTCACCCACTTGTTTCAGGTGGAAAAAACTCTAATCGCCCAGCTACGGCTGCAGACCTCAATGAGACTTCTCTTGAGAATGCAACCATTACCATTGCTGGTTGGACAGATGAGCGTGGACTGAAAATTGCAGCAAGACCAAGTAAATTGGTCATTCCTACGAACTACCAGTTTACAGCAACTAGATTGCTGGATACTCCAGGTAGACCAGGAACTGCTGACAATGACATTAACGCTTTTCGTTCTTTAGGAACAGTTCCTGAAGGTTTTACAGTTAATCACTATTTAACCGACACGAATGCTTGGTTCTTAATGACCGATATTCCTAACGGATTTAAGCACTTTGTCAGAACCCCTATCGAGAACAGTATGGATGGGGACTTCGATACAGGCAATGTTCGCTACAAATCTAGGGAAAGATACTCCTTTGGAGTGTCAGACCCATTAGGAGCGTATGGTTCTCCAGGTTCGTCATAAAAAATTAGGGAAGTAGTTTTTTGCTACTTCCCTTTTTTTGCATCTAGGGATTTTTTTATATCTATCGACTGCCCTAGCAGACTTGCCAAGACGATAGAGTTATTTAGGAGACTAAATTATGGCAAACACAACTTTTAGTGGACCAGTCAGGTCAGAGGGCGGGTTTGAACAAATCAGCAAAAACTCTACGACTGGAGCCATTACAACAAATTTGGATGTAGATACCAGTGGTAATATTACAACCACAGGTTATTTATCCGCTTATTCAAACGTAAGTAGTATTACCAGTGCTACTAAGAGCGTTGAATCAACCGATTCAGGTACGGTTTTTACCCTTAACAGGGCAGCAGGTATTGTGGTTACACTGCCGACTGCCGCAGCAGGATATAACTATACTTTTATAGTGGGTACAACCTTTACGGGTGCAGGACAGATCAATACGGACAATAGCAGTGATTTATTCTCTGGTTTTGCCACGATCTTTGATCCAGCAACTGCAACGGATACCAATACCTTTATTCCAGATGCCAGTAATGATGACACAATTGACTTAGGTACAGCAGCCCAAGGTTGGTTGGTAGGCGGAATTATCCGCTTAGTAGCAACTTCTGCGTCTGTCTGGCATTGTGAAGCATTCTTGCATGGTGACGGCACATTAGCGACTCCATTCGAGTAAGGAGTAAATAATGGCTGATGCAGTAACATCACAAACGATAGAGGATGGTGGTAAAAATCTGGTAATGAAATTTACCAATATTAGTGATGGCACGGGTGAAAGTGCGGTTGCTAAGATTGATGTTTCAGCTTTGGAATCAAGTCCCCTTACGGGACAAGCTTGTAACCGAGTTTCTTTACAGAGAATCTGGTTTAGTAATATCGGTATGGGCTTTAAGCTGTATTGGAACGCAACTACCAATATGTTTATTTGCCAAACACCTAAGGATTGGAGTGATACATGGAATTTTTCCTATGGAATGGATCAATTACCAGGTATTCCCAATAATGCAGGAGGCGGTATAAATGGTGATTTGTTGTTAACAACCAATGATCATACAAGCGGTGATACTTATAGTGTTATTGTTTGGGCACACAAGCATTATGCTAATCCTAGTTAATGCCATTAAGGAAAGGTAAATCTAACAAAGATGTTTCCTCTAATATAAGAACATTGCGGCAGGAGGGTTACCCTCAAGACCAGTCTGTCGCAATTGCTCTTAGTAAAGCAGGAAAATCTAATAAAAGTTCTGGAGGGAAACTTTCAGGAGGAGGAAAAAATATGCCAACAGTAGGAGATAAGCGTTACGCTTATGATAAAGCAGGAAAAAAGGCTGCTAAAAAAGCAGCTAAAGAGTTAGGAGTTGAAGTGGAATACAAGGGTCATGGCGGTATTATTGGTTCAACCCAGCAAAGAAGAGCCCGACAGGGTGCAGAGGTAGTAGAGTAATAAATGGCTACCACGACTACCAATGCGTTTAATTTAGATATCGGTGATATTGTTGATGAAGCATTTGACAGGTGTGGTTTAGAAGCCCGCACTGGATATGATTATAAGACTGCCAGACGCAGTCTTGATCTGATGATGCTGGAGTGGCAGAACCGAGGCTTAAACCTATGGACTTTAGAAAGTGGAACTACCACCTTAACGGCTGGTACTTCTGAATATACTTTTGATGCAGACACTGTTGATATGTTGGAAGTGCATTTACGTCTAAATAGCGGTGATACTTCTAGTCAAACTGATTATGATCTTACACGAGTTTCTGTATCAGGTTATGCGGATTTGCCTAATAAATTGCAAGAAGGCAGACCCTTGCAATATTATGTAGAACGATTAACCAGTAGCTTTAAGCTAGTCTTGTATCCTATACCTGATGATATTCAAACTTATGTATTAAGCTATTATCGGGTCAGGCAAGTTTACGACAGTGGGGATTTAGGCAGTTATAACATGGATGTGCCAAAATTATTTCTTCCCAGTCTGGTAGCAGGTTTGGCTTACTATGTTGGAATGAAATATCCAGAAGCAGTTGGTAATCGGTTAGCGTTGTTAAAACAAGAATACATGGAACAATTTACTTTAGCATCAGAGGAAAACAGGGTTAAGGCATCCTTTAGATTTGTGCCTTGGACTTATAACTGATGGGTGAATTTGCAGCAGGGAAAAAAGCGTTTGGATTCTGTGATCGTTGCGGATTTCGTTATCCATTACATGAATTAAGAAATCAAGTTAGAGATTTGCGACCCACAGGTTGGATGGTCTGTCCCGAATGTGATGATGAACCTCAACCACAATTACAATTAGGTAGTTTCAAGATTTACGATCCAATAGCTTTAAGAAATCCCAGACCTCCTCTTGGTCAAGCAGCAAGCAGGAGAACTTCGGCATGGAACCCTATAGGTGGTTGGAATTCAGAATTTGGACCCAGTGGTCTAGAGAATATGTATATGACGGGTGAAGTAGGTTTTATTAAGGTGGTTATATCATGAATTATGCGGGATTAAAGACAGCTATACAGAATTACCTTCAGAATACTGAAACTACTTTTACAGATACTTTAGATACTATTATTCAACAGGCAGAAGAAAGGATATTAAACGTAGTGCAATTGCCTGATTTCAGAAAAAATCAATCAGGCTCAACGTCTACTGATAATCAATATTTATCCATACCAACTGATTTTTTGGCTCCTTATTCTTTATCATTAACTGATGGGGATAGTAATCAACAATTTCTTTTAAACAAAGATGTAAATTGGATTAGAGCAACTTATCCGACAGTAACAGCAACAGGATCGGGGTCATTTCCTAAATACTATGGGATATTCAGTGATGAGTTTTTTATCATGGCTCCGACACCAGGAGCTGCTTTTACAGCC